TATTATTCTTCCAGACACAGATCCAAATGCAGCCGATGTTAGTGCATATCAATTTTATACCTTTGTTGTTGTAAGTGGACTTGGAGCAGGTCAAAGAAGCAAAATTGAATCGACTACGCCCGGCACTAGGACCATTACGCTAAAAGACAATCTTACCAGACCAATTTCTACAGGTGATGTTTATCAGATTGTACCGACTGTTGTAGTTGAAGGAGATGGTGTAAGTGCAGAAGCCTATCTCGATTTTGGTCTCTTTGACAAAGTTACTGAAAACGCCAAACTTCTCCGAGGATGTAGGGTAACGAACCCCGGTAAGAACTATTCATACGCTAATGCTTCGATCACCGGACCTTCAAATGCAAATCATGGGGTTACCTTGGATGCCCAAATGTCTCCTCTCGGCGGACATGGTTTTGATCCTACAAGAGAATTTTATGCAAACACAGTTGCAATTACGGTAAATTTCAATGAGGACGAGGGTGGTGTTACTGGTCTCAGTACAACAAATGATGTTCTAGAATATGGTATCGTGCGAAATCCTATTCTAAATGATGAGGATACACAATTCTTGGACTCGGATGGAAATCCTGTTCGGGTTGCACAAGCAAGTGGCAGTAATCGAAGAGACTTGAAAATTGAATCGGCGCAAGCGTCCGAACTATCTGAAAGTCTGTTTTCTGTGAACAACTATGTTATTGGAAAAGACTCAAAGGCAACGGGACAAATCTTAGATTATCTACCAAGTAACGAGACAGGATATGGTATTCTTCGTCTTCAAAATGTAAACGGAACTTTTGTCGAACCGTTTGCATTTGGTTTTACCGGCGAAACGATTGCAGAATTCAGTCAAGCAAATGATACTTGGGATTATAAGCATACCGACAGAGCAAGAGTAGTTTCTTTCCAGACAACTGAAAATGCATCCCAGACAGCACTGGTGTACGATTGTACTTATCAACTAGGTGTAAGTGGTGACGCTAACACAATGTCTGCCACTACTTTCACAAGAGACGGGATTGTTACTGGTGGTAGTGGAGGATATGGAACTGTTCTCGACTTCAAACCAAACCAAGCGGGAACAGGTGGTGTTCTATTGCTTACAAATGTATTTGGAACCGTGCATGGTAATAATGGATTTACTCTTGAAGAACCTATCGGAATGTCGGCAGGATCTCGTTTAGCGAAGATAAATAGTATAACAAAACCACAAATCTACCTCAAATCTGGTGAGATTCTATACTCACAAAGTGTTCCCCCAATCGCACGCGGACCAGAAAAAATGGAAGAGTACCAACTCTTGATAGGATTCTAAAATGGCATCAGAAAGAAAGTCTAAGTTCAACATCTCCCCATACTACGATGACTTCGACGAAGCAAAGAAGTTTCTTCGTGTGTTGTTTCGTCCCTCATACTCGGTCCAAGCAAGGGAACTCACTCAACTTCAAACAATTCTAAACAATCAGATTGGTCGCATGGGGGATCATCTGTTTGAAAACGGAGATGTTGTACGAGGTGCTGGTGTAAGTGAATCGAGAGTCGAGTATGTTCGTCTCGAAGAATCAGCAACAGTAAAGGCGAGTGATCTTCTAAACTATGATATTACACTTGAACAGGACGGTAAAACTCGCCGTGGTAAAGTAATCGCGGTCGAAGAAAAGACTTCAACAGATCCTCACATCATTCTGTTTTATGAACCGCTTTCGGGTAGGGGAAACACAACGATAAGACAGTCTGCCGGTGTAACTCAAGAAACTAGAAAGTCAACACTCTTTATCGGTGGCGATCAACTTTCAACCAGTAATCCAAACATCGATCCGGGGGCAGCGGGAATTACCGTAAAAGAAGCAACTGCTAATCCTGACGGTGATCCTTCTTCCACCAATATTCCATCTCAGGGCGAGGCTCTTCTGGTTACTGTAGATGAGGGTATTTTCTACACAGAGGGTTTCTTTGTTCTAGGCACAAAGCAAAGTCATGCTGTATTCAAAACTACAGATGGTATTAGAGACTATCGTGTCGATCCTCTAACCGCCGTTGTAGGTTTTGGTATTCAAAGAGAAATTGTAACCGCATCTTCGGACTCTACTCTTCTTGATCCGGCACAAGGATCTTACAACTACAATGCTCCCGGTGGTGACCGATACAAGATTGATTTGATCGTAAAGCAAATTGAATTTGCTTTCAATGAACTTGGTTACAGAACTGAATTTGACACCGAGAATTTCATCGAGTTCTTCCGAGTTCTAGATGGTAAGACGTTCAAAACTCTAAAGTACAGTGAATATGCAAGACTTGAAGACACTCTTGCAAGAAGAACATACGATGAGTCTGGTCACTACAGCGTAGACATGTTCCCGATTGACAAGAAGGAATATAAAGACGTATTCGATCCATCTCTTAGTCCATCTCCAGACATTCAAACGAATCCAATTTCATATTGGGCTATGGGTCTCGGTGCAGGTAAAGCATATGTCAAGGGATATGAGTTTGAGTCTCAAGCGACAGAATACATCATTGGTAGAAAGGCAAGATTTGATGATCACATCTTGCAACAAGATGAAAAACTAATCTACAACAACATCGGAAACTATGTTCTAATTCAGAACAATGCAACCAATCCGGTATTTGGTGGATCCACTGGATTCTTTGCTGATAATCCAGCGACAAGTATCTTTGGTCCTCGTCAGATGAAGTTGCAACTTCGAGATGCTACCAATATTCAAATTGGTTGTGCAAACGCAGTTCACATACAGCCCGACAACGCAGAAAAAACTCTGTATCGACTGTATCTTTCGGATATCGTTTTCGGTGAAAAAGCAGGTCTTGGATCTGACTACAACGAGAGAACTATTGAGGAGGTCATCACCTTCGCCGCAAACGAAGTCTATGATCCTAACGACGATTCGGGTACTACTCAGGGAAGCGTGAAACTATTCCACGCAGATATCAACAGTGTGACTGGAGGATCTAACCTTTATGATCCCGGTAACATGAGCCTAATTTACCCGCTTCCTGTCGGGGATCATATCAAGACCGTGAGGGGTCTCGACTATTATGTTCAGAGAGACTATGTTGCCACTCTAAACGGAAGTGCAAAGGCTACTTTCGGGAATGGTAACAATACCACTC